CAAATAGATTCTCAAAGAATCAAGGGGAATAGAATATAATGGCAACTTTAAATTACCTTGCTGGTAGAAAAAAATATGGTAGACCGCAAGCACTTCTTTTTGCAGACTCTCCTTGAACCCTTGTACAGGGCACAAATGGGATGATTCACGTTCCAGGTGGCGATGAGGTAAATGCAACTCCAGACCCTGTTGAAAATGAAAGATTTATAATATTATCAGATCATAATCGTGGTCCAATAGATATTAAAAATAATAGACTTGAGCAAAAAGAAAGAACTATAAACGGTAAAATGAGATCATTTTATATTGCAGATAAACATACTTTTTCTGTAAGTTGGCAAAATCTACCTTCTAGATCTTTTTCTAGCATTGCAAATTTTAATCAAAGTACTGGAAAAGAACAAAGCGGAATAGACAAGTATACCGTAGATGGCGGAGCAGGAGGAAACGAGTTATTAGATTGGTACCTAAATCATAAAGGTTCTTTTTATTTATTTATCGCATACGATAAGTATATTGAGTTTGGTAATGAAGACAACACAGTAAATAGACTTGCTGAATATCAAGAAGTCGTGGAAGTATTCTTTTCAGATTTTTCATATAGCGTAAATAAAAGAGGATATAGCAAGCATGATTTGTGGGATATAAGTTTATCTTTGGAAGAAGTATAATGTTTATAAAAGAAGACATAAAAGAAATTTTTGAAAACTCTAATACTGTAGGTGTAAAAGGTTTAGTTTTGGCAGAATGGAATTTAAACAGTTCAGAAAATTTATTAAAAATAGGTAACTATAGACATAGACCATTAGAAAATTTATCTAAATATAAACAAATATTTGACTCATATGATTATAAGGATACTGGAAACTTTTATACCAATGCAACAGATGCAGACATTGTTGTAGACGGTGGTGTTGACGATTCTGATGAACCACAACTATTTATTTCAAATAAAGAAAAAGAATCTCAATTATTTTCTTTAGAAGATTGTTTTGGCAAATTTAGACCAAGATCTGGAATTAATAAAGCAAGATATTTTAATGATAAATATTTTCATAATCCTAACTCATACTTATCAGATAGACCAAGATACTATATGTCAGACAAAAGAGATTACTTTAAATATTGGAGTTCATACAGAACTGAAAATGGAATTGAGCGAGGTATAGCAAAAAATATATCAAATGGTAAAAATTACATAGATGACACCGCACCTTTTGTAGTATATAAAAACAGCATACCAACTAACAGGATAGTTATTAAGATGCAGACTAACGTAGGAGAAACCAATCTTGGGTCTTTTTCTACAGTTTCGGGAAGTATCGATGATCCATTTTATGGATATGTAAATCAAACAACACCATCAGTATGGAAGGTGCAAAAATTAATAAATAATATTTGGGTAGATTTAGTTAGTTTTGATGAAACTTCTACAAGAAGTGATGGAAGCAAAATCATTAAGACTGACGGACACGTTGAATTAAAATATGGAATTGTTACTCCTTTAAAATATAAAGATACTTTTAATTTTATAGAAATTTTATTATCTAACTCACAATTACCACCAACAGGAAATTATGGAGATGCCTTTTTAGTAAGAGATAATTATAGCGGAACAATAGGAACTTTGTATGTATTTAATGGATCAGGATATGATAACTTTGCTGCAGAATACGGTTGGAGATTATTAGAAAAAGAAATAGACAAAGCGTCGGTAGTTACAGAGTTGTCTTCACCATTTTCTTATTTTGACAATAATGAGAAAAATATTAAATACAATCAGTTTGAATATATAGATGGAATAAGAATTGTTGTAACTGCCATGAACAAGTTTGACAGTGTATTTGAATTAATTGAGTTATCACCTAGACTAGTGGCAAACATTACTGATAATGTTATAAACTATACACTGAATAAATCAATATCAGATTTAAATTTAAACGGTTTACCAGTTGGTCAACTATTGGCATCTAACGGTAATCTAGAAATTATTGACCCAACTTTAGCATTTAACAAAAACAATAACTTAAGCATAGTTTCTCAATATCTAAATAACAATGTTAAGTTTAGTTTTTATGAAGAAGTGTTTACTGGAACTAATGACAATAATTACATACCGTTAAAAAGGTTTTATTCAGACAATATACCTCAAACAGATATACAAAATGGAAAAACCTCTATAGAACTAAGAGATTTATATTTTTATTTAGAACAAATAAATGCCCCTAGTTTGTTTTTAACTAACGTTTCTGTTAATTTTGCAATATCTATATTATTAGATTATGCTGGATTTTCTAATTATAAATTTAAAAAAATTGATGACGAAAAAGAATTAATAATACCGTTCTTCTTTTGTAGTGAAGAAAAAAATATTGCACAAGTTTTAAATGACTTAGCAGTATCTTCTCAGTCAGCAATGTTTTTCAATGAAGAAAATGACCTAGTCGTAATGAGCAAAAACTATACTGTTCCAAAACTAAATGATAGATCTATAGACATGGTATTGTATGGCTCTAACAATAGTCTTGTTAATAAAAAAGAGAATATATTTAATGCATCTGTTGTGGATACTAAGGTTTTAAATTCTGGAAAAATTAATTATACAACTAGATATATTCAAAAAACTCTGGGGTCTATAAAACAAGCAACCTTGCTAGATAAAGAAAAGACTTGGGTATATAAGCCAACACTGTTGTGGGAAGTATCTGGAAAAAGCAATACTAAAACTGTTAATGATTCAGCAGGCACAATGTCATCTTACATTCTTTCAGCAATACCCCTTGCATCTTCATTAAATGATATTGCACCAATGATTGAAAACAATGTTTTAATTAATAACATTATAGATCTTGGAGAAAATATATATTGGTTAGGAAACTACAATGGTTATTTTTATTCAAATGGAGAAGTTATCAGGTATGATGCAGTTGAGTATAATGTTTCAGGATTTGGAAATACTTGGATAACAAGCGTTCAGGATTACGAAAATTATTTTTCACAACTTCCATTTAATGGAAAAATGTATCCAACTGGATTAATAAGAATTTATACAGAATTGGATTATGTAGAAAAAAATGGAGTTAAGGTTTTAAAAAATGGATACGTTGTTAAAAATGGAAGAGCACAATTTGGTACACAGATTACTGACCATTTTGCTGGATTAAACCCATACTGGACAAATAATGATAATGTAAAAGGATGCAACATGTATTCAGAGTATCTTTTTTCAGATAAAGAAATGGACAAAACAGTTGTTGTTGGTCCTGCTGGAGTAAGCAACAGTATAGCAAAACAAACTACTAGAACAAGTAAAATTAAAAACTTTTTATCAAGTTCCTATGTGTCAGAGTATGATAATAAAAATTCAATTAATAATAAATCTGGAAGCATTCAGTCTTCTGCTTTAGTTATGACTGGTCCTTCATTTACTTTTGAACAGAAGCCTATTGATTACATTAACTATGTGTATAAGCCACTAAACAATAAGTTTAAACATTTTGGAACTAGATTAAGAATAATTGGTAACATTGAAAATAATGAAATTAGAGGGCAGTCACCTGTAGGTAGCATGACTTATTACGTTGCTCCAGGAAGCGAGCCATCTCAAAATATTAGCATTGGTGGTGGTTCTGGCGGTATCGGAATCATGGTTAATCCATCAACTAACGTCGGGTACTACTTTGAAATAGTTGCACTAACAGAAAACAACATAGAGAAATACAGCAATGGGTCTAGCATTGCTAATTTGTTATTTTATAAAATAGGAAAAGATGATGCAGGAACTCTTGGCGTACCAGTCAAACTTTGGTCTGGATCAACAAATATTTTAGTGGACGACGGTAACTTTACTGGTCAGTACAGACTAACAGGAGAAGAAAATCCAACAGTATACGATATAGCAGTTGAATATTTAGATATAAATCAAACAAGAAAGTTTTATCTATATATCAATAATAATATAGTTGCCATAGTTGATGATCCAAATCCACTTCCAATCTATAACAACATGTGTATCTTTACTAGAGGAACATCAAAGGTTATGTTTGAAAACATCTTTGCACTTGGTAGCAACTATTCAAAAAATATGACTGAGAGTTTAGATATTCCATTTAATAAAATATTTGATAATCAAGAGTTAACTTCTAATGAGGCATTTAGAAAACATGCTCTTAGTTCAGTAGTTCAGTCAACACATTTGTCTGGCATTAGTCCAGCAGAACCACCATCTTATAACTTTTACTTTGATGAGTTTGGGTCAATAATGAGAGAGTGTGCTTACTTTAATGTTAAATTTGACAAAGCATATCCAGCATTGTATTCAAGAATATCTCCAACTTTTAATCAAATCAAAGGATACACCGTTTCAGGGTTTGTACCAGATGCATATGGGGCAGAGTTTTTAATTTTTAATGCTACAGATACAGCCTTGTCTTTAGATGAAACATCTGGTAACTATTTAAGAATTCAAGGTGTTGCTTTTACTCAATCAACTAACAATACATTGACTGTAGAAGATTATTATAAAGAAAATTCAAACGACGTTAAAACACAATATTTAGATGATGCAACCATACAATCAAATGTTAAATTAAAAAATAAATATAATAAATTAAAAAATAGCAAATCAAAGTATGGAACAAAAGAATTTACCATTGATGTTCCATATGTACAATCACACGACGAAGCCGAATCACTACTTGGCTGGATTGTTGATAAAACTATAGATCCCAAAAGTGCAATTAGTTTAGATATTTTTGCCACACCAATTATTCAATTGGGAGATCTGATAAGCATATACTACAAAGATTTAAATCAAGAAAATGTTATAGCAGCAGAAGACAAAAGATTCGTTGTATACAACATTACTTATTCAAGATCCTCTATTGGTCCGACAATGAAGATATATTGTTACGAGGTGTCAGATGAGTGAAGCAACTCCTAATACCCCACAAGTAATTTATGATCCAAAGAATAATAATTCTTTAGTTAAGGTAGCAGATCCACAATACATAATTGTTGGAGATGAGCAAGTGTCTATAGACATTATGTCTAATATTATATTTGAAGAAATTGGTAGTCAAGAAATTATTAATATCGATAGAAGTGATACTGTTTTTGGATCTGCGTTGTTGCATGAGGGAATACAGAATAACAATAAAATATTACAAAACTATAATTCATATACACTGGCTCCTGTATCTGGAACATCTTACGAATACTTTAAAAACTTTACAATCGACTTGGGCAAAAAGATACCAGAGGTTGGCAATGGTTTAAATGGAGAAAACGTATATATAGATCCTTCTACTCAAAACCTAGTTATAGAATTTGTAAACATAGAAAGTGATGAGCAAATAGAAGTAAATATTTTAATTTCAGGAACTTGGTATTATGATACAATATAACTTAGGAGATTTCAATGATTACCGATAAAGGCAAAAGCATAATATCTAAATATTTGCTTGGACAAATTCCCTCTTATGGCTCTTATATAGCAGTTGGCTGTGGAGCACGACCGTTGGAGCCTTACGTAAGTGGCACATTGCCAGATTATTCATCTAAAACCGAACTAGACTTTGAAATGCTGAGGGTTCCAGTTTCATCAAAAGGCATAGTAAACGAAGACGGTATATCAAAAATTGTTCTTACTGCTGAATTACCAACAGAAGAAAGATATGAAATTACAGAAGTTGGTATTTACTCTGCAGGTTTTAACCCTATAACTGGATCATCAAACAGCAAGTCTTTATTATCATTTACTCAATTTGAAAACTGGAAAGTTAATGGCTCTACAACATTAAACTTTGTTTCAGAACCATTAGACGATCCTTTGATTCCAAACATAATAAAAGATTTTTTTACTGTAAATGGTCAGTCTTTAGAGTTAGATATTTTTCAAACAAATGCTGACAATCCTATATTTTTAAATGATTCTAGATACCTTAGAAACGAAAGATCAAGATTTTTAAACAACATGGTCGTTATGAGAGGAGACTCTTCAACCTTTACTGGGTCAACAGGATCTTTGGTTGGAGCAGGAAACTTTATTCAACTTTCTGGCACTTCAATGGATCTGTCTAAATACTCTACATCTGATGAACTTAGATTAGCCTTTAGCGTATTAAATAAAGATGGAACTGATCCAGACATAGATACTTCAAAAATTGCAGTAAGGAT